ATTCCCATTGGTTAGTCTCATCAATCTCTAGCTCGGGGACTGATAATGCTTAGGATCCCAGACCGCGAATCCGGGGTACCTGATACCAGGCTCATTTGGGTAAGAGAGAAGCGGTTCTTAGTTCTTAGGTCTCATAGATATCGAGGCGGCTAAAGACGAAACCTTGTTATGAACATCTAATACGACGGTGTTAACACGAGACTGAACAGCATTGATAAACAATCTAGAACCCAAGGTTACTCTCAAGGTCCAAACACGACCGATAGTTGTAAGTAGAGTTGTGAACACAAGTGTGTGAATATATTTCTTGGTCCCTTTGATTGGAACTGGATTCAGGACGATGTCCGATAAGAGACGGAGCATACGGTTCACTAGGGAGTACTGAGTAATAGCTCTAGATTCTTGATCCGATTGGACCGAGGCAGCCATGTTATTTCTTAGGATATCAACTAGACCTTTTAAGGCCACGTGGGATACAGAAGACGTCCCCGATTGTAGATCACTTAGGAATTGTGTGACCCTTAGAACCTCTTGTTCAGCAGCGATAACAGCAGGATGTCCGAACCCTGTAGTCAATAGATTCTTAAGCTCCATAACAGCCTCCTTATTCACGGACATGAAATCTATAATCGAAAACCCACCCCCAGAGCTTTCCTTAGCGATGTCGATGATCTTCTGTATAACTGATGTTTGGCGGACAAGAGCGTCCAACCGTTTGAGAGAGTCCATGGCTACTGTATAATAGTAAAGATTGATAACATCGGTGCTACTGAGTTGGTATTCCTTGTACCAGGCCGATATTGGTGCATTTGGACTCGATATCTTAACACGTTTTCGAAGACCGGACACCTCCAGTGGTAACATATTTAACTTAATGTAATCGATTAGAGAATTTTGGTCCACTAGAGCCCCGATGAATTCTAGCAGTGCATCGTTCGCGATAAAAGCACCTCGACGTAGAAGGTCATCATGTAGGGCTGCAGCAAGCCTTCCATTCTCTACAACTTTGGCTATTAATTTAACAGGATACGCAGAGTATTCGGTACCAGAGACGAAGAAGCGTTTACAGATCTCAGCAGCCCCAGTAGATCCCATTTCGGTTACCATCGATTTAAGGTTGGAAATCTCTACACCTAGGTTCCCGATTAAGGATGCGTACTCACCGGCTACGAGATTGTTTGCGATACAAATGTCATCACCAAGTATTACGTAGTCTTTGAATCCAGCCACATTGGCCCGCGACGCAGCAACTTGTACAATAACATGGTGGAAGAGAGCTAACATCGGGAAAGAAGAGCGGAGCCCCATTGGTTGACCCACTGCGTAACGGACAACAGATTTGTTTGGAGCAACAAAGTCTCTATTGGTCATTACAGCCTGCCAAAGATCCCCATAGTTACCCCCAGGACCCAGGTGGTTTAGTATCATTGCTTGGTAACTTATAGGTAATCGGTCGGTAGCGGTAGTAAGATCGTAACAGAAGAGCCCCTTAGTGTTATCCACAGTCCATTCCTGAACCTTAGTTGCAATAGCGTCTTGATCATGAGTCCCGTCCATAGGTATCCCCTTAAGTATCTTGTTAAGTGTATCGTGTAACGGAGAAAGAGCAGTTTGAGACCAGTAATCCCCTATAGCAATGTGCCTAGATTTACCTCCCATTTCCTCAATAACATGAATTCTCCCCAAGACTGGACTAGTCGTGATCCGTTCCTTTCGTGTATCCGGCACAACACAAGAGAAGAGATGGTCTGTTATACGTTCCAAGTTACTGACTCCTAACCATGCCACGATAGACTCTAAGAAGTTTCCGTCTTCCATTATTGCGACGGCATCCAGGTGGGCAGACCATAATGATGTCCCGTTTGGACCGGATGTTGTAGTGATACGATATTTGAAGCTCGCTTGATAAAGCCCGAGAAGTTCACGGAAGCCATCTTGGGTGATCAAAAGTTCGTCCAAGGCATTATGGACTTCCGTTTGGGTAATGGCAGTTGGTAAGGCTGCTGAAGGATTAGTGATAGAGGAAGTATCTAGGACAGCGGGAGTCGTAACAACCCGCCAAGCTGAC